CGCTTTACCTCGGTGGCGGAGCGGACGTCAAGGTCGTCGGCGGGGACCTCAAGCAGCTCGACTTCAAGATGGTCCAGGGGGCGGGCGAGACGAGGATCGCCGCCGCCGCCGGAGTCCCGCCGATCGTCGTCGGCCTGTCCGAAGGGCTCCAGGCCGCGACCTACTCGAACTACGGACAGGCGCGCCGGCGGTTCGCCGATAACACGATGCGCCCGCTGTGGCGGAACATCGCGGGCTCGCTCGAGGTCATCGTCCCCCCGCCTTCGGGTTCACGGCTGTGGTACGACGATCGTGATATCCAGGCCCTCGCCGAAGACAAGAAGGACCTCGCCGAGGTCCACCAGCTCGAGACGCAGCAGATCCGGACCCTCGTCGACGGCGGCTACAAGCCCGACTCCGTCGTGGCCGCGGTCATGGCCGGCGACTTCAGCCTCCTGACCCATACCGGGCTGTACAGCGTCCAGCTCCAGCCGCCCGGAACCATCGCAACCCCAGCACCGACCAACGGCAAGGTCCCGACGGAGGCCATCTAGCATGGACACCCGACCCCCGCGCGACAACATCGTTCGCGCCGTCTTCCCAGGCGCCGAGGTCCGCGAGACGACCGACGGAAACGGGACCCTGTTCGGCCACTTCGCGAAGTTCAACGAGTGGACCCGGATCGACTCGGTCTTCGAGGGGAAGTTCATGGAGCGGATCGCTCCGGGCTCCTTCGCAAAGACGTTCCAGGAGGGTCGTAGTCTGATCACCCTCAACCACGGCAAGGACCCCGAGCTCGGCGACAAGCCGATCGCGGCACCCGAGGTGCTGCGCGAGGACGAGCAGGGCGCCTACTACGAGGCCCCGCTCCTCGACGGCGTTCCGCCGCTCGTCCTGTCCGGCCTGCGCGCCGGGCAGTACGGCGCGAGCTTCCGCTTCCGGGTGACCCGCGAAGACCTCGATCGCAAGGCGAAGGTCTCCGACTACAACCCCGACGGCCTGCCCGAGCGGACGATCCGCGAGGTCGAACTGTTCGAGTTCGGCCCGGTCACCTACCCCGCCTATGCCGGGGCGACCGCCGGCGTGCGCTCGCTCACCGACGACTACTACCGCGACCTCATCCGACCGGATGCACCTTCCGTCGACGCCGGGGCTCCGCCCCACCTCGAGCCGGAACGCCGCGACCCGGAGCCCACCCCACCCATCGAACAGGAGCACACCGTGGACGACAAGTACACGTCGCGCGAGGACAAGGCGTCGCGCGTCGCCGAGCTCAAGGAAGGGCTCGAGCGCCAGGCCAGCGAGTACCCCGGCGTGATGCCGGTCGAGGCGCAGGCCCGTTGGGACGCGGACAACCGCGAGCTCGACGCGCTCGAGGCCGACATCCGGGCGTGGGATGCACGCCAGGTCCGCGTCGCCTCCCTCCTCGCCGAGGAGAAGGTCGACAAGGGCTACCAGCCGACCGAGTTCAACACCCACAGGGTGAAGAGTCAGCGAGACATCTACAGTTTCGACGGCGGCACCTTCCGGAACACCGAAGAGCGCGACCAGGAGTTGCGCGATGACGCGATGCGGGCCACGGAGCTCGCCCGGTTCCCCGACGCCGTCGACGCCGATGCCTCGAGGGACAAGATCGCCAACCTCCTCGAGTACCACGACTCGCCCGACAAGGAACTTGCCCGGCGGATCAAGGCGACCGGCTCGCCGCTCTACCGTCGAGCGTTCGAGAAGGTCATCAAGAGCCGCGGCACCCTCGGGCTCACGCCCGAGGAGCAGCGAGGGACCGCCCTCGCCGTCGGCGTGGATGCCACCGGTGGATTCACAGTCCCGTTCGCCTTCGACCCGACGATCATCGCGATCGGCTCGTGGTCCGGTGCGGTCAACCCGTACCGCCGCGTGGCCCGCGTCGTGCCGATCGTCGGAACCGACACCTGGAACGCGATCACCAGCACCGCGGTCGTCGCCACCCGGACGACAGAAGCCGCGGCCTCGGTCGAGCAGGGCCCGACCTTCGCCCAGCCGCAGTACGTGGTCAAGCGCGTCCAGGGCCAGATCACGGCCTCCTTCGAGATGTTCCAGGATCGCGCCGACCTCGCATCCGAGATGGCGACCCTCATCCAGGAAGCCAAGGACAACGAGGAAGAGACCTCGTTCGCGACCGGCGCCGGCGGCGCCACCGCATCGATCGGCGTCGGGCCGGTCAACGGCACCTCGGGCGCCTACACCTCCATCACCACGGCGGCCTCGGTGACGCTCGCGGCGGCGGATGCGGATGCCGTCGAAGCGGCTCTCCCCGTCCGTCATCGGTTCGGGGCTCAGTGGTTCCTCAACCGCACCTCGATCCGCCGGTTCCAGACGTTGGAGACCGCCGGTGGCAAGCTCTTCGGCGGCCAGCAGTACCAGGCCGTCGGGGTTCCCGCGATCGACGCGGCCGGGAACACCGGCCTCCGCCTCCTCGGCTACGCCGTGAACGAGTCCCCCTCGCTCCCGACCGCCCAGACGGCGAACATCGTCATCGGAACCCTCCTCGCCCCGAACTCCTACGTCATCGTGGAGCGGGTCGGGATGTCGGTCCAGTTCATCCCGTTCATCCTCAACTCGAGTTCCCTGGCGACCGGCCAGCAGGCGCTCTACTTCATGTGGCGGAACCACGCCGCGCCGATCAACGTCGACGCCGGCCGCACCCTCCGCTACCTGACCTAAGTCGCTACCGGGGCGGGCTTCGGCCCGCCCCGACCTTCTAGGAGCACGCCATGGCGAAGGCCGAGTTCTACCTCGTCACTGAATCCTTCGTCGGGGCGCTCGACGGCCAGGAAGTCGAATACCACGTCGGCGAGGTCGTCGGACCGACCGACCCCGCGCTGCGCAAGTGGCCGAAGATGTTCGGTCCGCTCGTCACGAGGGCGCTCCGCCCGGATGTCGAGCAGGCCACCGCCGCACCCGGCGAGAAGCGAGGGGCCTGATGGCGAACTACACCGCGATCGCGGCCAGCACGGCGGCGGTGACGAACCGCTTCGTCGCCTCGGCGAACATGGCGAACGGCGCCTACACCCTGGCCCAGACGACGCCGGCCTGGCAGGGCGGCGCCTTCGTGACCTGCACCCATGCCAGCGTCACCGGCACCGACACGCTCGGGACGGTCGCCCTGGTCGGGGTCGGGCTCGACGGCCAGGTCCAGTCTGAAACGCTCACCCCGGTCGCCGACTCGACCGCCACGAGCACGAAGGTCTACCGGACCATCACAAGCCTGACCCAATCGGGCTGGATCATCAACGTCGGCAACGACACCATCCAGTTCGGCGTCGCCGCGGGGGCCATCCTCGTGAGTGGGGCGGGCTTCCTGTACGCCGTCGTGGTCAACGCGACCGCCGCTGCCGCGGTCACGATCTCCGACTCCAAGCGGACCATCGCCACGCTCAAGGTCAGCATCGCCGAGGGCCACTACATCTATGGTCCGGGCCTCGAGTTCACCGGCTTCCTCAAGGTGGCGACGACCTCGACGAACGACATCACCGTCCTTCATAGCGGCACCCTGCCGAGCTCCTACGCGGTATGAGCAAAGTCCCGTACGTCGCACCCATCGAGGATTCGCGCCTGCGGAAGGACCGCCAGTTCCCGCTGGCCGGCGTCCAGCCGCTCATCCGGCGCACGCCTGACGGACAGAACGAACGCTTCTACTGCGTGTCGTGCGCTCATCCCGGCGCGTTCGTCACGATCGACATGCCGGGCGTCATCTACATCTGCGACGCGATGAGCTCGTGCGGCTGCAACTGCGCGGCGAAGGGCGTCTATCCAACACCCAGCCTCGCCATCTAGCAAGAGGACCACCGAATGTACGTCTATTCCAGTTCGTTCCTTCACACGACGAACGCCACGCCCAACACGGAAACGGACGCCATCCGGTACCTCACCGTGTCGCCGCGCCCGTGCAACATCACCCGGATCATCGCCGGGGCCTCGGCCACCGCGGTCGACGCCCAGGTCCACCTCGACATCCGCAGAATGTCGGTCGCCTCGACCGTCGGCTCGGCGTTCGTCCCCGAGAAGATGGACCCCGGCTCCCAGGCCGCGGTCACCACCCCGCTGACCCTCCCGACGAAGGGCACCCCGAACACGAACCCGACGCTGTATATGGCGTTCAACTCCCGTGGGACGTGGCAGTTCGTCGCGCTCAACCCCGACGAGGCGATCGCGCTCATCACCGCGGGCGGCGCGAACGGCAACATCGACATCCTGTCGATGGCGTCCACGGCGTCGGTCCCGCTGCGGGCGACCGTCCTCCACTGGGAATAAGCCTCATGCGGGGAGTCGGCCCCCCTTCTCCCGGCTCCCCGCTCTCACCTGGAGTCCCCATTCCGTGAGTTACATCACCGGAACCAACGTCGAACTCATCTACGCTTCCACCGCGGTCGGCATCGCCAAGAACACGTTCACGACCGAGACGGC